AAGGTGCTGCGGTTGCTAGTATGCCATCTGCTGTGTATATTCTTGTGCTGTTATCACCAAAAGTAAACCTTACATTCGTGTTACTCGTATACGCTGTTGTTAAACCCCCTTTAGATATAATTATCTTATTTGGTGAGATTATCTTACCTGCTCCTGGTGCATCTATACAAGTTATTGGTGTGGTGTTTAATGAGAGTATTTGTGAGCTTGTTAAGTCTACCCTTGCCCATCTTGATCTATTTTCTAAGTCTTCTTCTGCTATCTCTACACCATTGATATACGTTATACCACTTTCTAATATTTCAGCATTGTCAGTGTTTATTAAAGTTACATCAGTTAGACCACCAGCAATAGTATTATTACTTCCGTTTACTTTTATACGCTCAGCATCTGCACCAATTACATTACCATCTCCTACAACATCTATACTACGAGCTGAATAATGAACTGTATTGTCTTTACCGCTAACACTAACATCATCCGCTCTTTTATTATAGTTATTGTTGTTATAGTTAATAACTGTCTTTAATTTTGGTGGTGTATACTCTCCAATGTCATCAGCACCGCCGATAACTTCACCCGTTGTAGCTGCAAACGGGCTTACATTCTTTAACTTTACAAATTCACATTTTGTCAAAGCATTAGCATTAGCATTATAATCTATTACTTTGTTTAACCTCCAATATGCTTGTAAAAAGTAGTAATTATTTCTAAAGTCTAAATCATATACATCTTTTGGTGTAAGATTAAAATAACCACTAAACAGAATACTATTCTCATTTGTTATCTCATCTATAAATTGCTTATGATACTCATTAAAGACATTTGCGTTAGTCCAATTAAGTGTAGTGTATGTATCATCATAATACACCTCTTTAACTACCCCAAAATTTAAATCAAAAGTAGGATTAAATGGATCATCTAAGTGTCCGCAATAAGGGTAGTTTGTGTAGGCTGTTGTGGCACTTGCACCTACGTGATTCCATTGTTGCCCCGTAATATTTCTAAGTCCACCGTAGTATAATATTCTTATGTTACTTGCATAGGGCTTAATGCTACCGTTACTATCTTGTTGGAAGATTCTAGGCATAACCATATCCGAGAATCCAGTATCTGCAACGGGGGTAGGACTAAATATAACTTCTGTTTTAATCTCATTCTTAACAAAGTCATTCTGTACGTCTTCAAAATGCTGTCCGTATATCTCACCCCATGACTCAATATACTTCTGATTATAATAGTCTTTATCTTCCTTGTAGGTCCACAAGTAACGCCCTGCGTCTAAAGCACCCATTGGTGTAATCTCTTGCTCTCTATCAAATGCTAGTTTATCTGTACTATCAAAATCAACTTCTACACCGTTATCATAGAAATCATTACGTGGCTCTATAAAGTAGTTATTTTCATCGTTATTATCTTGCTCAACATATAAGTTAAACATTTTAATAATGCTGTTAAGTAAACTTTTAATTTCAATGTCAACAGGTAGTATGGTGTTCATATCTACTGTGCCACCTTCAACTAATCCTACGTTGTTTATTTTATTGTAGAATATAGAACCCGTCTTTACTTGAAAATATGCCTTACCACTATAATTAGTTACACCGTCTGTAAATAAAGTGGATGGGTCAAAATTCTGTGGATTAGTTTGCTGCATCTCTATTGTTATTACATCTCCTTGTTGGCATAAGTGATTAACTACCGTAGGCGTGACTAAGTTTGCCCAATTCGGGTCATAATTGTAATTCCAAATATTATCAGGGTCTGGATTAGGAACTGCATTAGCACTTTCATAAGATGTAGTAAACGCAGGTATGTTACTTGTGTTTGCTCCCGCAGCGTAAAGTGCAATATATGAACCGTTCTTTTTAATTCTCCATTGACAAGCTAATGAAGGCAAATTACAAGTAACAGATGCGGTAGTATCGGGAACTAATCTAATACCCATAAATATTCTAGCACTAAATGTATAATATCCCGTATCAGGAACTGTGTAAGAATAAGTGACTACATTAAAGTTACCCCCGTTATCAAAGTTATTGCCCGTACTATCATCATTAAACTGTACTGTGGCAATTGCAGGCAACACTCCGTCAACAAACTCTAATTCTTGTTTTGCGCTGTTACCAGCTTCAAATAACCTATCTTCTATCTGTTTGTTTGATAGTTCTAAACGCTCTCTAGTAAATGGGAATATTAACCTTTTGAACCTAGCAGAATTAATAAATGAACTTTCGTAGGTGTAGCCGTAGGTACTAAATATCTTATCCCATACTTCCTTAACGTATAAAGCAGGATAAAGCTCTGTTACTTTGTAGTCAACTTGATTAGAACTATATCCGTAGTCAATTAGTGGATATACGTAACCATTGCCGTACTCAAATGCTACTGCGCTACTATTCTCAATTATTGACGTGTCCCAACTATTCTCTTGATTCTCTTTTGTGTACTCATGGTTAAATTCGCTAAAGTCTAAAGATCCTAGCTTATCTTTACCTATGTCAAAAAATAGATTTGCTAAACTACCATAAATAACTACTTCATAACTAAACTTTCTAACTGCGCTTTGTTTGATTTTAGACAATCTAGCATAGCCATTAAAAACTTCTACGCCGTCTTGTATAACTAAACAACTTGCCTTCCTGTTTGCATTATAACCACCACTTCTATTAACATCAAAAGCATGGGTAAATAGTTTGTCGTTTGTCTTAGTAGACGGGAGTACAATAGTCTTACTAAATGACTGTTGACGTTTATCTGGCTGCTTAATATCTGCAATAGAATAATTAAGGGGGAAGTTAACGCCCTCTTCTGGCATATCTAGCAAAGTATTATCTATATAAATCTCTACCATTATCTTCTTTGTCTATAATTATTCCAAGCTAGGTTAACAGTCATTTCTAGGTTAAATGTCTTGTCTATTATGTTCTGCTTTTCTTCATAAGTATTGAGGTCGATATCTGCGACCGCAACCAATGTGCCATCTGGATATTCACAGTAGATTATAGGACTATCAAACAACTCTCTAAGCCAAATGCTCTCCGCTTCTGTTATCCAATTAGACGTTAATCTAATAGACTTGTTAGTCTGTGTGTGATAAGAGCGTTTTTGGTGTTTAGTTAAGTTTCTAGTCACTGCATCTTCTGAACGTGTATAACCATGTGTCATGTAGTTAGATTGTTCTTTTGACCAATTAATCTTATGAACTAAATCAAATGCAAAGCTATCAAAACCGCCAAGCTCGTTTATGAAGTGTAAAGTATATCTATCAAAACCTGTACACGTTAAATCTCTTGTGTATGTTCTTATTTCACTTGTACCCGTTATTAAATTGTCAAAAGTTTGCACGTCATATGAGGCTACATCTGCATCTAGGATAGGTAAAGCTCCACTGTTAACTGTAACGCCTGTTACATTGTTTAAATTAGCTCCTACGGGAAACCTTACATGATTATCTGTATAGCTTCCACCACCCCTATATGAGTTACTAAAGGTAAATAAACCGTTAATAGTTCCGTTACTATCGTACGTTCTTACTCTTACTTTATCTAAATATACTGTACTGTTATCATTGTACATATAAAGCCATGCGTTCATATCGCTTGGTATAGTTCTGTTAACTGGTGCGTTAGTTAAGAATTTAGTCAGTGCAGTTGAATTATTATAGTAGTCTGTGTAATCAAAGCCTATGTAATCTTCATACTCTAAAGAGCCATTAATAATCTCTAAAGTTTGTGATGTAGCAAGTCCACTAAAATCTGTTATCACTCCGCTAACATCATATTGCTCTCCAAAGTCTACGTAAACCTCTACAATAGAGTTAGGATTATCTTTAATACTGTCATCGTTTAACGATGTATCAAAGTCAAAGGTAAGGTAAGATTCTATAATACTTGCAATATCTATAAAGCCATTAGAGTAAACAGGATCTGCTGGTGTAAGGTATCTATGTCTCTTAACACCGTTAACATAAACATCTGAAATAAACTTAAATGATGTCTCACTTGTATTGGTTGAACTAAGGACATAATCAATAGGATTATAAGCCGTAGCCATTCCAGTTACTTGTTGGTCTATTGTTATTGCCATTACTTGTCGTATTGTTTTACTATTAACTCCGCTAGTTCATCTATTAATGATTGAACCTCTGAAGAATCTATTGTATTACTAGCCCACTTAGTAGCCTTAATACCTTTGTAGAATATTGACCGAGCAACTGCAAACGGGCTTATCCCTCTACTGTCTGCGTATTGCCTTAGTGATTGACCTCCTATTGTACTTACGTTTGTTGGTGGCATCTTGTCGGTGTACGCAAAGTCTCTACCATATCCTAACTCCATTCCTAATGATTGCCCCGACTTAGTGCCCGCAACACCCGCATCTTGATAACTACCATATTCTTCCCACTCAATCTCTAGCACATATCCGTTATCTGTTTCCTTAATAGGCAGAACGGGTGCAATAGACTGCTGTAAATAACCGCTATTGTCTGGTGCGTTTCTTTGCAATGCTTGGACTAATCTGTTAGCCACCTCTTTAATAGATAGTTTAGCAGCATCGTTTATCTGTACTGCTACCTCTCTTCCTAGTTCATTAAGCTGGTCTAATCCTTTAACCCCCATTATTAATAAATATAAAATAGGCGTTTTGTAACAGCATAAAAACCCCCACCACTTTTGCATGATGAGGGTAGACATGAATACCTCTAGGGCTTCTTATTTAACTGTTGTTTAATTAACTTCTGCTTGTCTTTCTCTTGAGCTAAGATATTCAAAAATTCTATAACTCCTAAATCTAGGTAGTAATTTCTTTTAGTGTAGTCGCCATTACATAGATTATCTAAGGTTGCTGCCCATCCATATCTCTCTGCATACCATGCGCTGTCGCTGTCAACTCCTCCGCCATCTTTTCCAAATAGGTTGGTATATCTTCCAACAATGTCGCCCAAACTTTGCAAAAAAAAATCACGTTAGGATATACATAAGCAATAGGCATATCCATAATCATAGCAAACTTCTCTTGATCTGTTAAGCGTTTCTTCCAGAACTTCCATCTAGGCGTAGTCTCTTTCGTTACTATTCCCATCAATATATTAAGCCTTTGCACCATTTCTAACTCTGTGCCTTTACTTAACTCTGTGCCGTCTATAAATTGA